TTTTAGGCGATCTTTTAACTCCTCTTTCATAGGTGGCTCGATCAGGTCTAGCAAAGACTCTTTATCGATTGCACCGGCTTTGAGTAAGTTAAACGCCAATTGTCTGTTGTCTTCCATAAAGATGGGGGAGTTGCTATGTGCATCCACCTTCACAGTAAAGTTCTTTGTAAATTGTTCTGCAATGAACGGGTGACCAGCTGTGTCTCTGAAGTGCGTGTCATCATAGAGCTGCATTGCTTTGAGGTACAGGGTAGCCAGTTTTTCTAGACTGTCCTCGATCACCAAGGCGCGTTTCTTTGTCCTGGAAGATCCAAGTCTAGCCAGTTGAGAGGCGTGACCCGCAGACCGTACACCCGCCTCACCTTTACCAGAGAGTACGTTACCAATACCAGATGCCTCTTCAAACATGGCATCCACTTCTCTGATCTCGGTAAAGAGATCTGGTGGCATAGTGGGAGCCAATTTCTCTACTTTGGCGTTGGGCATATCTGTAGAGAGTAACCCCCCCGCGCGGTTAAGAGCAAAGTTCTTCTCATCTAAGATGCCTGTAAATCCAATCAGAGCAGTAGGGGGAGATACTTGTTTGGACAGAATATCTAGGATCTCTGTCATGCGTCTGTTTCGCAGCTGCTGCAGATATATGAGGCGCTGCACTTCACTTGCACCCCAGTAATAGTCATACAAGGGATTAGGACAAACTTGAATGAAGGGAAGTTCACCTTTGATGAACAGCTGCTCACCTGGACGGTCATAAATAATAATGTCTGGGTCTGCCTTTGTGACTACGCGGTAATCTTTGCTGTCATCGCACCAGCACCACAACTCTGTCATCTCCACCGTATCTTCTGACACTTCTGCCTTGTACCTGTTGCCACCTGACAAATTAAGGTTGACGTTACCGTACAGAGTGGGATTGCTTTGAGACAAAATAATTCTCTCTACACCAGACGCAACTTCTGTCCGCTCATGTTGAGTGGAAGTTACTCTCTGCACAATCTCTTCTCTTCTGGGGTGAGAATACAAACGCGAGTACAGCTCAGACTTTGTGATGTAGTATTTTTGGATCAGCGCCTCTTGTCTGTCTGTATAGGTGATGTCATCTCTCAGAACACCCATGCTGCCAGGCTCCACCATGTAGGGGTGGATCCCGTTGTTCATAATCAGTTTGATGTAGGTTGTACCGTAGACCAGAGACCAAGTTGTTGCAGTTGAGAAGACCTGGTCTGCATTCGAGTTGAGCCACTGGTCATTGAGCGCCTTTGTCAGCACTGGAACTTTTTGATGTTCGTTAGATGGAGTAGACGCACCTAAGTTGATGCTGAACCTGGTGGTCTCAGCGGAGTACAAGAAAGAGGTGAGCTGGTCTAGATGAGGGAAGATCTTGTTGTAAAGAGCTGGAGCCTCTTCTGGACCGTTACCAAACAAATAATAATTACGCAGAGTGGCGTAGTCTACCTTGCGAGTGTTCAAAGACACTTCGCATTTGTAGATCAAGTCTCTAAAAAACTCATCTCTTTCTATCGCACTCTTTGGTATCTTCATGTTTGTACTTTCAGTCCCTCATGATCATTCATAGTGCCAGGACCCGCCTTGGGTTGCGTAAATTGTCCTATATCTTTGGGCATGATGCTGACAGATTCGTCTTTTACAGGCTTAAACTGACCACCCATGACCGATTTCAGGCTGATATTACCACCATTGCCCCACATTGCGCCATCCCCTGGGCGAGGTTCCTTGGGTTGATTCTCAGCAATACGTTTGTTGTTTGCCTCCATTGCCTCTGTTGCCTTCGCAAACTCTTTATCTGAGAGTTTGTTCTTTCGTTGGAGATAACCGTCTTGATGTTCCCCAGCTCTGGTGGACTTGATGTTGGTCATGTCAAAGTCAATAGCCAGTTGCTTTAGGTTTGCATCTGTCTTGACCGTCTTTTGGGACTTGATAGCCACAGGTTGCAGAAAAACAACCGATAACTCAGCCCCGCAGCCTTTTATCGGGCATTTAGCCTCCCTAGACTCAAATACACCGTGGCTCGCGCAGAAATAATCTTTTAAAACACCCATTTTTACCCCCTTTTTGACAAAATTTCGCTGATATTACTGTAATCGTGCCTGTTTACAGGTCCTAAAGTAACCTTTGGCATACCGTTGACCATCTCAATCTTGAGGTTTGGGTACAAAGGTATCTCTGGTTCCTTCCTAAAATCCACATATCTGTGACCAGAATGCTTACGCATGACCCTGACTCTGCCTGATTTCCACATCTCATAGGCTCTGTTGACCCTCTTTTGGGTGTACTCGGTCAGCGGTCTGGTCTCCCTGGTGAAGACTTCTTCTATGTGCAGCTTGCTTAGACCCGCCAATTCACCAAATAATTCAATAGAAATGCCCCTGTCCTTGTCTTTTAAGAACAGTTTGATCTCTTTCATCAGTTGTTTTTTACTGAGTACGGGCATCTTTACCTCCATAAACACCAATCATCTTGAGATAGTTGGAGACGTTTTTGCCAACTGCAATCTGTTCAGGCGTGTAATCGTCTTGTTTGAGTGACATTTCTTTAGACAAACGCATAGCAACAAGTCTTGGCTGCACTTGTTCTGCCCAGGCAATGGTAGCCAGTGCGGATGCAATGACCCGATCATCTTTGGCTCTTCCTGGTGCGCCTATGAATCCATTCTCTCGCACAATGCCTTTCATCTCTTCCAGGGTGTCCATGCTGTAAATGCCCATCATGCCCCGCTCAAAATAATCCTTCATGTAGGATAGCATCCGCTCTTTGGTGTTTGTCGTGGTGATAAATCCTATCGAGCTGGAGAGTGACCCCATGTTGTCCATACGTCTCCAGATGTAGTGGGACATACTGCCCAGGACATCCAAGAGTCCTTGTCCTGTCCCGCCTTCCATAGCAGCTGCCAGACGTTTCAAATGCCTCATCTCATTGATCACTGCCTGACCTGGACCGTTGACTTCAAGGTTAAGGGTTGAGTTCTTGTAGGCTCCAGCAATGTGAGCGATAACCCAGGCGAACTGGTAGGTGTTCAGCTCAGACGTTGCAAACTCTGCCACCTGGTCAAGACCATCCGCATAAACACGAAACACTTGGATGCAGAATCGATCTGCCCAATCGGAGGATCCATAAGCGGGATCAGCTCCGATGACATAGTATGCTGTATCCACTGGCTGCTGCCAAACCCGAAGGGTTGCCAGGCGGTCCGTGGATTGTAGGCATTCAGTATCCTGGAAGAGTTGCCCAAACGCATAACGATAACACTCATACTCTAACCCCTTCGCGTGTTTGGCTGCCTCTGTGCAGCGCGAATTAGAAAAGAAAGATGTTCCTGTCATTACAAACGCATAGTCTTCTGTGGGTGGAAACTCCTGGTACATCAGGGTCTCATCCTTGATGCCTTCGTACATCTTCCACCGCCACCAAGCCATTTGTCTGGAGTTGATCTCATAGCCATACATCTTCTTGACTTCCTTGACCCACTCTTTTTCTTCAGACTTGAGTTTGCCGTCCCAGTAGACCTTGTACTCTTTCGAGTTTGCGTCTACAGAATAATATTCGTTTCTCCACCAGCCACAGAAAATAGCCCGCTGCGTTCTGGCTTTCTTCGCGGTCTTGTACATATCGTGGAACATATTGAACCCTTGCGCGGTGGACTCAAACAAGTAGAGTCTCTCAGGATTCTTCTCTGCAAGAGACGCGATCAGAGATGCTAGTCCTTCTTCGTTCCCCCAGGATGCGGTCTCTGTCCCGTGTAGGTAAGTGATAGCCTTACCTTGCCCCAGACGAGACTTGTTACCAGCAATCTGGTAGAAAATCCTAGATCTATTTTTGAGTACCATCTGGTTTCTATTGTGGGCAACCAGCGGTATCTTGTATTCTTTGGGTAGTCCTTCGATATACATACCCAGTGTCGAGCGGAACATATCCCTGTTTTCCTCTGTATCCGCAACAAGAGTTCCTTGCCACCCTGGATGGGTGAACTGCCAATATAGATCCAGAGCCAGGGAAACAGTTGTGATACCCAGCTGCCGACCCTTGAGAATGACAAAGAAATGTACGTCTTCATCTAAGCCTTTCTGTATCTCTTCCATTACATACGTTTGTGTCCCCAGAAGTTTGCCCATCTTCTTGAGACCCTCCTCCTTGGTCTCAATACTGAGTTCGCTGCAGAACTTGTAAAACTGCTGGAGATTGAATTTCATAGCACCGATCTAGAGGGAGTCATATTTCTGTGATCAAACATCTGGGACCTGATCCCCTTACAGACGTTGTAGAACGTCTCAGGATGCCCAGACATTCGTGCCTGGTACAAGTGGAACACCCCGCCTTCAAAGTGCGTACCTATCCCGTATTTCCCGTAGGTATGCAAGTCCCAGGCTCCACCCTCTGGCTCCTTGAAGTAGTGGGTAGGGTAGAGAGTCTTGTATTTGATCTTGTTGATCTCGGCAGCATAGCTCACATTCTCTGCAACATCACACTGCTCATTCTCGGAGAAGGAGGGTTGACCCATGTTCTTCCAGCCCTCTGCCGATATTGCCAGAAACGCGGGTGCAGCGAATATATGTGAGTAAGGAGGTATATGGTTACTAGCCTGGGCAATCCCTACCATTGACTTGTTCTCCATTGCCCAGTGTATGGACTTGTCCACAATCTCTTTGTTGGTAGGAACGCAATCGATGTCCAGGAACAACTTCACGTCTGCATCTGATGACAACATGATGCCGTCCATCCAGGCTCCATG